GTTATAAATCTCTTAATCTATCTACTAATTCGTCCTCTAAGGGTAATTCGGGTCTCCATGTTTCCTCTATGTATCCAAGGTATAATAACATGGTTTTGATTGAACACCAATATCTTTGTTCTTTTATTTTGAACTCTAACATTCTCATGCAAGGTTCGTATCCAAAGACATTGAAAAGTGTGATAAGGTGGTTTAACATGAGACGTTCTCTCATTTCACCTGATTCATAATATCTATGAAGTAATCTTTTGAAGTATCTAAATCTACGCAAATCCTCTTCAAAATCTTCCATGTCCTCACATTGAGGGTCATCATAGTGTTTGAGTGCGTATGCAGAAAAGTTTTTTGTTGTTAATTTGTCAAAAAGACCCATAATATATAATTGTTAAGTTTCTCTCTAGTATATAGGTATACTAGAGAAAACCTTAATCTAAAGTTCCGTAAACTTTGTAAGAACCTGTTTCTAACTGTTCGTATCGAATGTTAAGATTGTAGACTATTTCTTCTTTTTCGATTTCATCGATAGGTGTGTCTACTGATTTACCCATGATTTGTCCATATCTAGAAAATGGCATAACAAATGAACCGTTTCCTTCATTGAACTCTACATCAGAAACTTCATTTCTTGGGTCTTCTGATGGTACACTTGTTCTATTTAATCCTAATAGTGCAAGTTTCGCTTCCATTTGTTTTACTGCAGACATTGGATTTAGAAATTCTGATACTGCAGTGTGACCTAAAATCGCATTGATTTTTGCCTTAACGTCTGCATCATTTATATCATAAGGAACTTTCTCTGAAGTTCTTAAATCTATTCCTTGTGCTTCTGTTATAAAATTTTTAAATGATTTCATAATTTTTCCTATGTTGTAATTGCGACACCAACACCTAAAACATCACTTGAACCTGCAAAAATCTCATCTGACTGAGTTTTTTCTACAAGTTCAGTTGCACCTGTTTTAAGTGTAAAGGTACCTATTAGAGAATTACTTGAATCCTCTACTGAAATAAGTTGGTCGGCTGCATTTGTGTTGTATAATCTTACAACAGTCGCACCACCAAAGTTTGAACCATTGGTAGTAGACGTTCCACATGCAACCTCTGAACCTAAAACTTTAATTTTCATTATGCTACACTAATATCTGCGTAAGTTCCTGTTCCACCTGAACCCAATCTGTCACCTGTCACGAATACTTTATCAGATGCAGTAGATGTTCCATCGTCTACGATAGTTCCACTGATTGTCTGAGCACCGATTGATAGGTCTTCAGTTTGAGCAGGGACAGTAAATGTGAACTCAATGTTGTTTTTACCATCATGTGCAGCTGCAGTAGCAGTAATTGCACCTGATACTGAACCAGTGACAACTAATGTTGCACCGTTAGTCACATCAACGTTTTCATTGTAGTTAACAACTACAGTTCCAGTATCACCTTGGTCATATGATGCATCTTTGAACCATACTCCAGTGATGTCTGCATTACCTAATGCAGTTGCAAGGTTTGTATTTGAACCAACTGCAACTAGAACTTCTTCTAAGTTTCTAGAACCAACTGCTTTCTTTAAAACCCAACCTTCTGCTTTTGCAACAGTGTTGTTTTTATCTTCTTGTTTCAGGTATTTTGGTTTAGCTTCATCAGCGTCTGTTATTCCCCAAAGTGCCATTTTTTTCTCCTATTTTGCGACTTTTAAAACTGTATCAAAAGTCTTTTTGAAAGACTTTGTGTCTTTCTGTAATAACTGTATGTATTTATGTCTTATGGGTGCTCTAACCTTCATTAAAGTGTCATAAACTTTAACTGCATCATCTCTTTTGACCTTAGTTTTCTTATTGTCATTAGTTGATACTTCACCCTGTTTTACATTAGTAAGGTCTTTAAATTGACCTAATTGTACTAAAATGTTTTTGTCTGCCCATGATTGTGTTCCACTAGACTTATCTGATAATGCACCTACAGCAGTTCTGATTACTTCATCTTCACCTGCTTCTGAATACTTACCACCTGCCATTTTAGAGATTTTCTCTAATTTTTGTCTAAGTTCATTTTCATTCTTAGATTGTGATACTGCACGAGCAACTTTCTTATTCCCTGCATCAGACATCATTCCAAAATCACCGATTTTCTCCATGATTTTTTTGACTTCCATTGCAGACTTCTTAACATATCCAAGTTTCTTCAATTTCTCTTTGAAGATTTTATATCTTGCATCTGCTGTAAGCATTTTTTCCATTAGTCTCTGTCCATATCGATGACACCATCGTAATATCCTCTTTCGATACCACCCATGTAATTAAATATTTCCTGTTCAGCATCTACTAGTCTTTGATAGATTGCATGTGGATTTCCACTTGTAGGACTTCCACCTGTTTCTGCTGTGTATTGCATATTATCTTGCATCTTTGCAACTTTATGAATTGCCTTTTGCATAGTCACTAAAGATTTGATTTCTTTCTTTCTATCGAACTCTTTACCTTCAAACTTAGTAGGTTTATACTGAGGTATTCTTGCCTCTTCTATTTGATGCATTTCCTTATATGTTTCTAATAAGTTTTTCATTTTACTTTTTATTTAATTTTTGAAGAATCTTTTGAATGTTATCGCCAGGTTTATAGTTCATGATTGCCTTACCTATGTCTGTAAGATTACCTTTTTTATCATACATTTGGTCAATTGCTTTTAGGTCTGACCTTGATAATTTTTCTTCTAATGATTCTTTGTTTATAATCTTTTGTGTTTGAAGTTTACCAATCAATGATAATACTGATTGTGACATTTTTAAGATATCTTCGTATTCTTTATTATACTTTATATCTTTAAGTTCTTTGTCACCCATGTTTACAATCTTCTGATAATTTTTCTTAATCTTTTCTGCATCTTTTGAAAGTTGTTTCATTGCATTGATTTCTTTATCAGTGACTTCTACGATATCTGATGCATCTCTCCACATCTGTCTATAGGTGTCCATGACTGATTCTTTCTTCAGAGATTTACCTTCTTTATCGTATCCAGGCTTTCCTGCTTTTTCTTTCTTGGATATTGCGATTGCAGCCTGTTGTGCTGGATTTGCACCTTCTGATATCCATTCTGAATCTTTACCTTTATTAGGAAGATTGGATTTTATTTTTTTGACATCACCTCCATCGAAAGTTATGTCTAATTCGGGGTCTCTACCCTTTGGTGGTGAAAACTTTAAATTTTTGCCTCCATATTTCTTGATGATGTCCATATACATTTTTTCATCACCTCTTTTATATGGTTTGTTTAATTTAACAGAGAAGGCACCTTCTCCTAGATTGTCACCCATTTTCTGTATGTATTTTCTTGCTATGATTCTATCGTGATAAACAAAGGTATGCATCTTACCAGTTTTATCGTCTTTAACTGTATAACCTTTAGAGTCTTTCTTTACGATTTTACCCATGTGTTTTACACCTTCTCTATCGTAATAATCTAACTCTAGACCGACTCTTGCTTCTTTCTTACCTTCAGTTCCCATTCCGTGTCTTGCAGCTATTCTGTAGTTTTCTGATACAGTTTCTTCTTTGATTGGTTTTGCATAACCACCACCATGGTCTTCTGCAGTCTTTAGTGTTGATAACTGTTTGTATAGTGGTGCAAAGTCATGATTTGGGTCTTTAGTAAACTTTGCATAGATACTTAGTTTATATGCACTTGAACCTTCTTGAGGTGTTCCAAATACTTTGTTTCTTGGGTGGTCTTTGATATCTAATTTATGTTTCTTAGAATAATCCATGACCATTTTCTTTGCCTTTGCAAAGTCTTTCTCTTCTCCATTTCCTCTGAATTGGATATACATGTCTATTACTCTTTCACTACCTTTTGGTAGGTAAGGTTTAAATTTTTCTGATACAGTTTCGTTTGCTAATCTTAATGCATTTGCAACATTCTTATTTTTGGATAAACCTCTTTTGATTGCTTCAATTCTTTTGACAGCACCTGTCATATTACCACCCATTGAGGTTGCAATATCTATTGCTTTTTGAATCTTTGCTTGTTGAGATATCTCGTTAAGAGATTCGTTTCTTGCGAGTTCTTTTAATTCTTGAAATAAATTCATTTCAACTCCTATGCATTTAATATATTGTCGATGAAGTTTTCTGCATCATCTTCGTTTTTGATTTCACCGTTGTCGAATCCCCATGTTAGGAGTTCGTCTTCTACTTTTGCAGGTAAATCTTTTCTACCTTTCATAAAGTTTTCGATGTCTCTTTTATATTTTGAAACTAATTTTTTCCAATCGTTATCTCTTGGATATAACTTTACAACCTTCTGAATGTTTTCGTCTAACAGTTCTTCGTTAACTTTTTTTTTTAATTCTTCTTCGTTTTTTCCTTTGAAATTTTTGTCAACATAGTCAAAGAATTTTTTCTTTTCTTCGTCTGATTTGAAATCTGCAGGTGAGTTTACACCAAATTTTTTAAGTGCAGATTGAAAAAACTCATCATAATCTTTACCTTGTTTGAGTAAAGTTTTTGATGATTCGATTAAATCTTTAGGTAGGTCGTGTATCATTGGTTAAGTTCTCCCTTTTCAAAGTAGTCAAACATTTTTTGTTTACCTTCTTCGTTAAGTTTCAATTGTTTTGCAAGACGACCTAACATGTTTCTTTCTACAAGTTTTTCGGTTGTCTTTTCTACTGATTCTCTCACTGGAGTTTCTTCGACTTCATTTTTGAGAGGTTTGATACCTTGGTCTTTAAACATTTTCATTAATGCATTGTTTGTTGCAAGTTTGATTTTGTTATCTCTACCTAGTGCTTTTACAGTATTTAAGAATCCTTGTGGATTTTGTTTCTGCATAGATTGAATGACTTTAACACCAGTCATGTTCAACATCTTTGCAACACCATACTGTGCATCTTTATCACCTTTAAGATTGAATAACTTATCAATCATCTCACCAGCAGATGCTTCTAAGATTACGTCTTCTTCTATGTTTACAGACTCTAAGTCTTCTATTTCAGGAAGTGTATCTTCCTCAAAAGAATTTTGTAGTTCCTGTTCGATTTCTTCGTCAAGAATCTCGTCTGCAGTCTTCTCTACACTACCCTCTTTCAAAGTAATGTGATTACGGACTTCTTCAAGTTTCTCTTTCCAGTTTTCTGATTTATAACTCATAGTACTATTATTTATATAATTGGGAACCTTATTACTAGGTCATCCTCACCTTTTATTACTCTATGATAAGTGTATCTTGGTATATAATACTCCTTACCTACCTCCAAGTCAATAGGAAGTTCATCTTCTTTTTGCAGTTTCCATTTTGAACCACCTAATATATGTATGGTTCTATTCTTACGGTCTTTATGCCATATCAGTTCTTCTTCAGACACATCACTTGCAAATTTTCTTACAACAAATTTCCTATCAGTTCCTTGTTGTGTAGTAATTTCTTCTGTATAGGGATTAGTCATCGATTTCGGGGTCAAAATTATCTGATTTTGTTCTGTATCCATAGAAACTTCCTTCCTTTTCTATGTCAAATAACCCAAACACAAAGTTTTCTGCAACATCTTCTGCATAACTTTCAGAATGATTGTGGACTTTTCGTGTTTCACTTAAGTCGTCTCTGAATAAGTCGACTTCAAACCCTTCTTTTTCTTTACGGATGACTGCCTTTCTACCTTCATTCCAATATTCACTTATCACATTACTCATTATATACTCCTTTTATATTACCAATAAAAATCCCCACCGCCTGACAAACCTAACTGTTTTGCATAATACGGTAGTCTACATGCCCAATATGATGCAGTGGTTTTATCATTCTGTTGGTCACATTTATGACGAGCTGCGAATGATTTTCTTGCATCTTTATTGTTTAATTTTACTTTGAGACCTGTTGTGTCTCCCCATGTAATCTTTTTAACTTTGTCTCCGTCTTTCACATAGACGTAATATTTCTTTGGGCCACCGACTTTTGGTTTGTTAAGTTCAGGTTGTTTTTCTTCCTTTTCTTCTACAATCATCGGACAATCGAGAGGGACTAAATTACCCTCATATACTTCAAAATCACCTAAATCAGTTTCTAGAATTTGTTTGTCAACCTCTGTAAGTGTGTATCGTCCTTCTGCAACCAGTTTACGTGCTTCTTTGATGGTCTCGAAATACATCATAGAACCTAATCTAAACGGATTGTCTAATAGGTTTGTTTTCTCCTGTTGGAGTGTATCAAGTGTTTCACTGATTGCAATTTGATGAAATGTTTTCATTATAAGTATGTATTGTCGACTAAAATAAAGTTAAATGATGCAGCTGCAACTACACCACCTGTTCCTGCTGTTGCACGTAAATCTATATCTGATTTTTCTGTAAGTTTTAATGGTATATCAAACTTTTTGATGTATTGACTACCGTATGCAGAACCTGCCTGTTGTATTCTAAAAACGTTATCAAACGGTCTGAAGTATAAATCCATTTCTAATTCTGCGTTTTTAGGTGAAGAGAACTCTACGTCTGTAATGAATGCAGTATAACCTGCTGGAACTGTATAGACACTCATAAGTGTTTGGTTATTACCTATTAGAACCTTTGCAACGACTGTACCTGTTCCTGAACCATAGTGTGCAGAAATATCACCAGCAAAATCTGTTGAATTTGCATTATACATTCTGAATAATCTTCTGTAAGTGTTTTGTGATGCGACTGCTGTTGTTCCTGTAAGTGTAATTGTTTCTGAAGTAAGAACCCAATCTTGATTTAGACCTTGTATGAAAACATCTTGTGTGTCTGTTGTAGTTGATTTGAGGTATACATTGTCTGCACCACTATCCCATGTAGACCATGGGTATAAACTCGAACCATCCCATATAGTCTCTTCAATTCCATTTCCAAGGCTTGGGTTTTTACCAAATTTATGAACCGATGAATATCCTTGAACATCACCGTTTGCAATAGGAACATTAGAAGCAGCTCCAAACGTATTGATGATATTACCATCTTTATCTGCAAGTCCTACTACCTCAAATAATGTTGTATGTTGAGGAAGATAACTCTGACTGTCTTTATTCCATTGTGCCATTTATTAACCTACTTGTTTTGCGAGGTCTTTGTCTGCACCACCCCAAGTTCCTTTTGATTTGGTTGCAAAGCTATTCACTCTTGCATGTCCCCATTGTTCAGGAGTTGTGCCTGGTCTATGTCCAGTCTTCCATGCGGCTACACCCCTGTTGTATACTTTTTTAAGAATACCAAAAGGGATACCTGTTTTCTCTGCTTTCTTCTTGAGAGATGCATCTGCATTTTCTTCTATTTCAGTCGATTCTTCTTTAACGTCTTTAACGGGAATATAACTTATTAATTTGTTAATCTGTTTAGGAGTTCCTTTTATTTCCAATTTCTCTGCAGAACCACTTCCAATTTTTTTAGGATTTAAACCTGCTTTCTTCGCCCAACCAAAAAGTTCCTTTCTAGTATCTTGCATAAAACCTCTCATGGGTAAAGATAGTTCTAATTCTTTAGCCTCTTCAACTTCTTCAGTTGATTCTTTGAGTTTTACTTTAATCGCTTCGTTGTAAGGGAAACCTTTTAGAGGATTGTCAAACACTTGACTGAAGTGTTTCTTTTTCTTCTCTTTTGCTTCTTCGTGATATGCTTTATTTCTATCCTCTATATATTTCTCTACTGATTGACCAGGCGTATCTTCTTGATATGCATTTCTGATTTCATCAGTTCCTACTTCGTGAACTCCGTTATCGTGTTTATTTCCTACCATTTGGTAATAACCCCTTTTCTTTTAGTTTTCTGAGTCTTGGTTCAGACCTATTATATTTTTGTGATACTATTGATAGGTTAGACTTATCGTTGTTCATAGGGTTGTTATCCTTATGATGTACGTCTTTTCCTTTTATATCTTTTCTATCTTTTAAACTTCTACGTGCTTCATTTCTTTTTGCACGTCTTTGTATTTGTTCGGGTTTAGAATGATAATCTGCATACTCTTTTTTATAATCCCTATCTTCCTCAACATCTTCTTTCTTATTTCTTTTATCATAGTCTTTGATAGATTTTCTTGCAATTTTCATCATTGCCTTTTGATGTGCTTTCTGTTGAGACTTAGTTTTTTCTCTTTGTCTATCTGCAAATCTTTCTTCAATAGTTTCTTCGGATTGTGATTCTCTTTTCTTCTCTGCAGATTTTCTATCTGCATCACGTTTTGACTGAATCTGTTTATCTTGTGTTTCTTTTTCTTTTTGACCTTCTACTCTTTTAGTTTCTCTATCGTGTCTATCTTTGAGTGCCTCTAATTCTTGTTCGTGATTTACCTTAAGTCTTTCCATCTCTTCTGCATGTTTTGCCTTAAGTTGAGCCGCATCAACAGCTGCATCTTCTTGAAGTTCGTCACCCATTCTTAAAAATAGTGTTCCTTTCTTTTGCATTTTATCTGATACAGTCATTCCAACCATTTGTGCAAGTTGGTTAATAAGTTTTACACCATCAATTTGTCTTCTAGTATACAAGTCCTGCATTTTATTTTGTATCTCAACTGCAATTTTTTTGATAATTTGAGATGCTGGTGCAACTATTTTACCTTCTTCTAAATCTTCACCAAATACTTTCTTGAATTTTTTAGTGTGTTGTGAGGGTTTGGTTTCTGCAGACTTATCGCCTGGTGCAGGTTCGTATGCAGAAGGGTCATCATCGTCTTTTTTAGTTCCCTTCTCAAAGTGTCTTGCACGTGCTTGTTTAGTGGACTTTGCCATATCATCACCCTCAGCGTCTTTTGCATAATACTTAGACGGTTGAGTTCCTTCTCGGTCTTTGATATCCTTATCTTGTGCGACCTTTTTCTTCTCTAATAATGTATTTAATAAGTCCATGATACTATTTAGGTCAATTAATTCTTGTTGCAACTGTCTTCTTACCAGTCTTTCTGTTTTTGGTTATTTTTAAGTCTGACTTGAATGGACTTGGTTTATCGGGTGTTTTCACTGTATCTTTACCTTTACCTTTCATCTTCAGTTCGTAAGATTTCCATTTCATTGCAATTTTATTTTTGGGAAATGAAGTAGTCCACCCCATTAATTTTGCATAGAGACTATTCGCTTTCTTTTCTAATGATGCAAGGTCATCATCATTCTTAACTTCTACAAAATTTCTACCAAAAATTTTCTTGAGGTCATTCATATTTTTTTGTGCAGTTTCCCAATCTTTTTGCACAATTTCTTTTGGTAGTTTTCTTGCTCTCATTTCATTTCGTTTTTGTGCATTTTCTAAAGATGCATTTACGAATATCATTTTGTATTCGTATCCAATTCTTTCTAACATCTCCACGTATTTTTTCACTTTAGTGAGGTTTGCACTTGTAGTGTCAAATATCATACCGAGTCTACCCATAATATAGTCGTCCATATTTTTTGTAGTGATTTTCTTTGCCTTTGCACGAATAGGGTCTATCTTATCAAAGTCTGCACCTCTAAGGTCAAGTGTAAGTCCTGCCTTTTTAAGTCCGTTCTCGAATGCTTTATCTGTATTGACAAGTTTAAGACCAAGTGCCTTTAAAGATAATTTATCTACGACTGTAGATTTACCTGAACCTGGCCCACCTGAGAAGAATACTGCTTTGAATATGCCAGGGTCATATACACCTTCTGTAATTAAATCTTCTACCATATAGTGTGGAAGTGTACCTTCTGCAATACCCATTCCTTTACGGATATCTTTATATAATAATTCTTTATCCCTCTTGTTTCTTGTAGGAACTCCTTGTGAGAAGTTTTCAAAATCTCCCTTCTCTGCATATGCTCTCATTTTACTTGCACTCATTCCACTTACGTCATCACTATTAGAATCTCTTTCTCCTGCAGATACAACTTCAATAGAATCAAACTTGTAGAATCCATGACGTGCTTTAACTCCGTTATATTTGTTCAATAACATGTCAAATTCTTTGATACGGTCTGAACCTACAACCATTCTTATTTTTTTATATCCTTTATAGTGTAGTTCATTTGCAACATCAAACACTGTTCTTGCATTTGCATCAACAACAATTCTTCCGAAAAATCTTCTTAGATATTTTATTTTGTCTTTGTGTGATAGTGGATTTTTTTGACGGTCATTTGAGTGTGAAGTGAATAATAGAACATCATCACCTTTTGATTCTTTCTTCAATTTATCGACTAACTTTGCATGTCCAGTAGTTGGAGGATTAAATCTTCCGAAGCTAAACACTGCACCCTTGTCTTTTGCTTCTGTTAAAAATTTACCAAATGTTTTCATTACTTGTCCCAGTTCTTTTGTGCAGTAAAGTTATTGAATGCAAACTCCATTCTATCTACAAGTTTGACTGCACTTCCTGATTTATCAATTGCAACATATCCCTCGGGATTTACAACTTCAAATCCTGTTGTTGTTTTCTTAAAGGTTCCTATACTCTTTACTCTATTTAGTCCCTCAATAATCAACTGTTTTGCAATTACTAAGTGTTCCATGAACTTAGTAAGATTGGTAATGAACTTATTTAAACTACGAAGTTCATTGTAAAGTTGTTCTCCAATCTCTGTTTTAATTTGTTTTGTTTTTTCCATTTTAACTTTTGCAACTACCTTATCTCTCCAGTAATTTTCAAAATGTTTCATGTATCCATTGTATGTTGGTTTGTATGAGCCACCTCTTATAAGTGTATTGCAATATGTTTTGTAAGTTGCACCTGCACCTTTCTTTGCGATAGTCTCCTGTATTTTTTGAAACTTAACTAAGTCTGTTTTTTTGATTCCATGGAATGCTTTACCGACTAGAGATAATTCTTGTGTAAGTTTAAGTGTTTCTTTTGCAGTAAGTGTTGAATTACCCGACACATCTTTATATGATGCATCATCTATCCAAACATCTGTACTACTTCCAAGATTGGATATATTTGCACCAAAACTTGCAGACAAGTCTTCTATTGTTCCACCAGTGTAAGTAGTGTGAAACACAATACCCATTTTAGAACTATCGATTGTCTTACCCAATTCAGAATCTTTATCTACAGCATATAAAATAGTGTTTGGTTGGAAAGTTATATATTCTTTACCATCTATAATTTTATTTGTTTTATCATCAGTATACATTAAATCACCTTGCATGATTGTATTCCAAGATAGTTTAGATAAACACTGAAATGAAGTTAAGAATTTTTCTTGTAGTTGACCCGAAAGGTCTGAGTTTTTAATTTCGTGTTCTGAAGTATAGAACTTAGGTTCTTTATTAAATAGAGATTTTTTTGCAACAAAGAACTGATTAGTTTCGGGGTGTTTACCACAAAAGATTGCAGGAGCTCCGTCCCATTTTACAGTCATATTTACAGAAGATTTAGAATTGCCCTTCATCATGTCTCTAAGACCTCTTAAGAAGTTTATCGCACCACGACCACCATCAATACCTTGATTGATAATCTCGTCTTCTAAATGTTCAAGATGTAAGTTTTTTGCACCCATAGTAGTAATTATACACTTTTTTTATGTGTTTGTCTACTATTTAGGTATTTTTAAAGGGTAGTATTGATTATGCAGGGTCGGCTTGCATAGTTGCAAGAGTAGATTCTGCAGTTGCAAGTTCACTCTCTTTAGTTGAAATCCATGAAGTCCAATTACCGTTTTCATAACCCTCTGAACCAATCATTTCCCACTGCCACCAATCGTAGTTTACATCAGGAAGCATAGTTGTTCCACTATCGACATATGATTCGTTGAGAGTACCAGTCATTGAATTAGTTGCAGAATTGTATGTTTTACCACTCCAAGTTGCATTTGGATTGTTGGTTCTCCAATCTGCCCAAAATTGAGTTCTTGTTCCATTCCATACACGAAAAGGATTACCTTTTCCTACAAAATTGTATGAAACGTCTTTGACCCAGTTTATATCTTCTTTTAAACCATCAACTATGTCTTGTTGGTCTGCAATTTGTTGTGTTGTATAAGGCATATGTACTCCGTAAGATAAATCTTATATCTTTATTTATACTTTTAAGTTCTTTGTTTAAGTAAAACTTTCATATTTTAGTAAGTGTACTACTTTTTAACTGTTTATCTATTTTGGTAATTTGTTTTTTAAGAGATTCGTCTTCTTTGTTTTGCCTAAGTTTTTTCTTCAATTCAATTTTTTCTTGAATCTTATTAATCACGTCATTAGGTTTTAATGTTTTTTTAACCATAATTTCTAAAACTTGGGGGTTTATATGCTTCCTCTCTCATACCAAATGGAACTGGAACTACAGATAGATTTCCTGAAATTGTAATTCTATAGTCTTCAGAGGTATAAAAAGGATATACAGAATGAGTTGTTTCTGAAGGGAATATTAAACCCACCCCCTCATGTTTTTTTGATATTCTTATAGAATGGTCTGTTGTATTTTTTACATATGGGTCAATTCTATGTATATTAAAACAACTATTTACTCCTGATTTGTCATTATAACAACTACTAAGGTCTGAAAAATGACTAAATTCATCTGTATCATATGGTATTTTCATAAAAACCACAAATGAATAATCACCACTATGTGTATGTGGAGGATTGAATTCATATCTTTTTTGATAATTTACCCACAAATTATCTAATTGTATTGCCCATTCGGTACCATTAGGAGTCATTTCTTTTATTTTTTGTTGAAAAGAAGGTTTAAAATTGTCACCATCTAAAATATCAGCAGATACTCCAGTGTATTCAGGTATAACTTTTCTAGTTGCTTTCGTATCAAATCCATAAGTGTCCTCATATTCATATACTAAAGATTCCAAAAATATACTAAATTTTTCCCATAGTTTTGGTTTAATATTTTGTAAAGAAAACTCACTTCGTAAATGACCTGCAAGGTTTGGAACCATAGTATCAGTAAGATTATCATTTGGTTCTGTGCCTATATATTCATTCATAATCTCTGAATATATGTCTGTTGGGAGTTTAAACTGTACAACTCCACTTGTGGATAATTTCAATTCTCTTGTAATCATATTTTAAAATCACTATATTTTGCATGACTCCCTTTATCAAATACTGGTGTATCATCTGAAGAGTCATATAACTCTTCTTGTGCTTCTTGTTCACAATCATAGAGTTTCATTCTACTTCTATCGATTCCAATGACAAATCTTTTGAAGACTGTAGGGTCATTGTATCGATTCTTTAACTGTTTGACTACGAGTTGGTCTAGTTCTTCTAGTTCGTCACTAGTAATCAATGCAAACATAAAGTCTGCAGTTGCAGGTAGACCAAAAGATTCTGAAGTATCAGTAAGTTCGATATCACTATTTCCATAACCACTTCTAGTAGTTTGAGTTGCACTCACTATGGGGACATCATACTCAACTGCAAGTCCTCTAAGTTCTTCTGCAATACTCTTTACAAGTGTGTAAGAGTTTGCACCTTGACCTGGCCTTACTCTATGTGATGCACATATATTTAGGTAATCTATGAATATCATATCAGGACTGAAATCCTTTTTCAAAGAAAGTTCCTGTAGTAGGTGTCTGAAGTGTCCCACGTGTGCAGATGCAGTAGGATATTCTTTGATAATCAGTTTACCTTTAGTTTTATCTCTTAGTTTATCAATCTTCTTATCATACATTTTCTTAGATAAGTCGGGAAGTTCTTTCATAGGAACGTTCATGATGTTCGCATCAATACGTTCTGCGATTCTCTCTTCTGACATTTCAAGTGTAATGTATAGAATATTCTTGTTCATCATCAGAGCGGCACCTGCCATATGACACATGAATAATGATTTACCAACACCAGTTCCTGCAAGACAAATGTTTAGAGTCTTGTTAGGTAAACCACCCTTGGTAATCTTGTTGAAGTATTCTATATCAAACGGAATCTTCTCTTCTTCCGTGTGATAGAACTCAAATCGTCTATCTGAATCTTCTATTTGGTCGTGTCCAATGTGTGTGTCAAAGGACACGGAAAGTGCATCTTTCAATAGTTCGGGTATTTCACCTTTAGAACGTTTAGACTTTTCATCCAAGACTTCAATAGAGTCCATGACTGCAATATAGATTGCTCTATCTTTACACCATTTCTCTGTTTCGTCTACTAACCACTCTTCAGCAGTTTCTTCGGATGTTCCCATGTTCTGTAGAATCGTTTTTGATGACTTCACAACATTATCGGATAACGTTGTGTTGTTATCAAGGTTTATGAGAAGTGCCTCTACAGTTGGGGATTTGTTGTATTTGTCAAAGTAAGTTCTTACCTCTTTAAATACAGTCTGTTCGTCTAATTCGTTGAAATACTCTTCCTTAATGAAAGGAAGCACTTTTCGTGAAAAAGAATTACTCTGAATCAGATTCTTCAGTATTGTCGTTTCTAGTCTCACCATACTTAAAATATTCCTGCGCTTTTTCCTCTAATGCATTCATTACATCTTCTGTAAAATACTTTTCGGGATTGTTATTGATTGTCTTACCAAACTCTGTCTTACCGTTTGGAAGTTCCACTCTTGTAGACGATTTCTTAAAGATACCGAATGCAAGTGCCATATCGAGTAATCCGTAATATCTATCTAATCCTTTGTCATAGGATAGTCTTACATCAACTACTCTATTCTCTACGGTCAATCTTGACTTCGCATTTTTACAATGAATTATATTTCCAATTACTTCGGTTCCTTCCTTCTCTTTTTTCTTTGAAAGGTAAACAATAGAAGAGGCTGCATATTTCAATCCACTTCCACCACCCATTTCTTTTTGAGGGAACATAGAACCAATCACATCATATGTGTGGTTAGTGACAATCATAGGAACTCCTGCACGACCAAGTTTTAGAGTTAAGACTCTGAATGCACCCTTTACTACTTGGGCACGTGTCATGTCTCTTGTCTCTTTACCGTCTGCAGTATCTTCGATTTCTTTGGTTGTTGATAACATACCAAGTGAATCAAGACACATCATCATTTTTGGTCTTTTTTCTTTAGGTGTTTCTAGATACTTATCTAGTATACTGATTGCTTGTGTTCTGAATTCTTGAACCGTGACAACTGGAATAATAACGAATCTTGAAGAATCAATTCCTCTTGACTCAATCATTTCTTTACTGATTGCAGATTCTGATTCAAAATACATTACTGCAGAATCAGGATTGTCTTCAAGAAACTGTTTACACATTCCTAGTGCAAAGAAAGTTTTACCTGTTGCAGACTCACCTGCGATTGCAGTGATTTTGTTTGAAGGTAGTCCACCGTGTAGTGAACCACTTAATAATGCGTTGAAGATGTAGGAACCTGTATCAACAAAGTTATCTACGTCTCCAGCGGCAACTCCCTCAGAAACTATATTTGCATATTCGTTTCCACTGGACTTGACTAAATCTTTTATAAATGACATAAAACACTCCTCATAAATGTATACTTACTAGTATACTCTAGAGTCTAATGTCTGTAAAGGGGTTTTTTTAATCTTTTTTGTTGTCTTCTATGCAATCAAATTTGATGTGTTCTTCCATCATAGTTTTGATTTGTTTGATTTGCATTTCCATCATGATGATGAAACCAAAAATGGTTGCAATTGATATAATGTAAAAACAATCTAAGGGAGATAATATCATAATTCTACCTCACCTTTTTCTAGTAGAATTTCTCTATTTGCAAGGTGTTGTTCTTCTACTAAATCTTTGTTTTCACCACTATATTTTACTGCATGGTGGTCTTTAATCATTTGGTCGTTGATATTGATTTCTGTTTCGTATACAGGATGACCTTCTGCAAAATGAGCAATAATTGTTCCAAGGATACGCCCAAACTTACCCTTATCGTGTGAAATTAAAGATAGACTTTCTGCACTTTCTAATAGTTTTTTAAGATGTTTTTTGGATGCTTTACCAAATTTCTTTTCGACTAAATCTCTTGTTCTAGATTCAGGTGTGTCAATTCCGACCATTCTGACTCTTTGTTTTTTTAAAACTGTAGAGAAACCTAAATCGATATCTACGTCAATTGTGTCACCATCTACCACTTTTACTACACTTACTTTATACTGATACATATTGTTATTTATACGGTTTTAAATTGCACTGACACTCCACATCCACATACAGATTCTTCTTTGGGGTTATTGATTCTGAACATTTCATTTAATCCTTCTTGTACCCAATCGAGGGTAGAACCACTTAAATATGGTTTTGACATTTCATCTACAACTACTTTAAATGCACCATAATCTACAAGTGTATCTGAATCTAATAAAGGTTCTCCCTGTTCTATAAAATATTCAAATCCTGCACAACCACCACCTGTGACACCAAGTCTAATGTATTCTACTTTTTTTTCAAGTAGTTTTTCTATTGCACTGTCTGATACTTCAATCATGTAATTATTTATATCTTTATGTGGTCGTATCCTGTATCTTGACCTATCCATGCACGTGGATAATGTTTTTTTATAAACTCCTGTTTTTCTTTTTCATGTACAAAAAAATAATCTTCGTATGGTGCATGAATTTGTGACTCGGGGTCAACTAAATCTTGAACTGTAGAGACACTTCTTTGTGCAGAGATTGGAAACGGTCTGTATTCTTGCAACCATGGATACTTTTCTTTTGTCATCCACAAATCATTAGGACTTAACACTGTAGTGTCACAATCTTCTACAAATATTTTTGCAGCTTCAGGTTTCATTGCATATGCATGATGACCTAAAAAGTTTTTATCCGTAAGAGTTTGAATACCATCTATTTTTGGTGTGTCAAAATCTATATATTGTGGTTGATAATATGTTGGTTCACCAAAAGTACAACACATATCAAAATCTATATCAGGAAATTCATCTATAAAAATTGCATCATGTTCAAGTATAAGAATAGGTTCGTTGAGTTCTATACACTTATTCCATAAAAGATAGTGTGATGCAAAACAACATGCAACTCTATCGGGTCTAGGATAATTATCAAAGATATTTGGTCTATCCCCTAGTATATCTTTACAACCTCTTTTAGGTGTAATTGCATCGAATATTTGAATTTCTTCTTTATAGGAATATAAATCTGCACTATGCAAACAATCTTTAGATTCTTTTTCAGATACTGGATGGTCTTTAATTCTAATTAGAAATGTTTTCATCGGGGTCTATTGTTTCATATGTCCACAAATCTATATTATTTTTTATATGAAGTGTATTTTGTTTTCCGTCTTCTCCTGAATCACCTTGTACCATAGAAAAAGTTTCTCTAACTACAAAAGGCCATGGATAATATTCTTCTAACCATGGGAATCGACTTTTATTTAAATAAGTATCTGCAGGTTCTATTGAACCTCTAATTGCATCTTTAATAATCTCTCTTGCACCTTGAGGTTTCATTAAAACTGCATGATTACCTATAAAACATCTTGATGTAAGACTGTTTACACCTTGTTTAAATTTTTTATCTAAGACTTCTTTTCTATCTAGATGAGGGCCCCAACTTGGTCTTCCAAGTGTAATACATCTATCAAACTCTATATCATGTGGAAAGGGTAATTCTAATACTGCATCATGTTCTAATATGAGATAAGGTTCTGTATCTTTTGAACACCTATCCCACAATGTAAGTTGTGATGCAAAACAAGATGCAACTCTCTCAGGAAAAGGTTCCAAGTCTAATATCATTTGTCTTTGATTACCCGTAATATTTCTTATTATCTCTCTAGGATTATCTTTAGGTGTAATCGCATTAAACTTTTCTACATGCAGTCCTTGTTTTGCACAAGACTCTATACACCTATCTGCAATCTCATGAGATTTGGAGTGGTCAACTGTAATTACAAAACATTTCATGCAAAAAAACTATCCAATGATGCAACTGGTTCTACGTTCCAGTTTATTTTCTCTACGATTACTTTCAGTGGTTCAACAAATGACTTATCAAACTGCATATCATAGTCTACAAATCTATGTAGGTCAAACTCACGAGGTAATATTGACTCAAACGAAATTACATTTTCATTGATTGGATTTGGTAGTGTAAGATAGGTAAAGTGTATCTTAGAACCATTCTTAATTAATTCGTATCTCATGTCTAAGTCTTTTTTCTTTAACTGATTATTATATAGTAAAGAACCTCTGACGTGAATTGGTGTTCCTTTAGAATAAATTGTAGATGAGTCTGCATATTGAGCGAGGTTCTTACAACCTCTAGGGAATGCAACCTCTTCTGCAGGAAGGTTTCTGAATTCCTTTCTTGCAGTTTCTACGAACTCCCATAACTCTTGTTCACTTTTTGTCATGACCACTTTGAGTGCTTCTTCTAGTTTCTTTCTGACCCATTGTGGAGTTGAAGACTTTGCAGTTTCAATACCCATCATTTTAAGTTTGGGTTCTGCAAGTCTTACACCTTCGTTATCGTAAACGTTTAGAATGTATCTTTTCTTTGCAGTCCAAATACCTTTGTCTGCAATCACCTCACGTCCCATTTCCATTTTCTGTTGGAATGCATTCGTGTATTGTGCGAGGTTATCAAAACCTTTTTCCAATGCATCTTCGACTTGTTTTTCTGCTTTGGATAAGAAGTCAATTACCTTGTCCTTCGGTGTGTCTTCAGGAAACACTTGTGACACTAGTTTGTCCATTGTAATGTAAACTGAATCGGTATCGATTGCAATCACATAATCCTCATCCGTCTTTAGAACTTTGTTTAGGTATTCGTTTACAACTTTTTCTGCATGTTGAATCACATACTGACCACTGAGTGTAATCGCTTCTGCGAGGTCTATACTAAAAAATGCAAAGTATTGATTTGCAAGAGCACCATAAGCAGAGTTCAATGCAATCTTACGAACCTGTTGATTGTTATATGCACGTTTAATAAGTGTATCAAGTTCTCTCTTACGTTTTACATCCGTGCAAGTTTCTTTTTCTTTCTGATACTCAATCATTCTCTTCTTCCACATCTTACGTTCATCGTAAAACTTTTCCATGAGTTCAGGAAGGAATCCTTGTTTATCACGTTTGAACATGACTCCGTTAGGTGTCACGGTATTGTCGCACTGATACACATAAGATAAATCACACTCTTGATTGAGTAGACGTTTTACACTTGTATCTTGTCTTTGACCCATAATCATTTTCTCAGGTGAGATATTGAACTGCATAATCAAGTGTGGATACAGTGAGTTTAAGTCAAAAGACATCACCCAGTTGTGACCACCAACTTGTGGTTCCTTAACAAATGCACCTGCAATAGGTTTCATCTTATCATTACCAGTCTTTAATCTTGGTGGTGGTGTTTGAATACCTTGGTCTTTTAAGAAGTTGTAGATAATAGTTTCCCAATACTTTACCATTCCAAACACATCAGAATAATTACACTTCGCATTGTATGCCATGGTCTGAGTTAGTTCGATGAATCCTAGTTTCTCTTCAAGTTGTTCTACAAGTAATACGTCTTTGACATTGTATTCTAGAAACTTTGCATAGTCTTGTTTGTAAAGTGTATGTAGATTACCATATTCTGAATAATCTAATTTACCTGTTCCAAGTTCTACTTGTGCAATGTGTTCTAGTTTGTAGGATTCTTGGTTGACGAATGTATGTTTACGATAGAGTTGAAGATAGTCAAGAACATTTATACCATGTAAAGTATAAGTCATTTGTTTTGTCCCCCAACTAGAATGATAATCTCTAACATCTGACATATTCCATGGTGAAAGTTTCTT